CCGCAGGGGATCGCGTTAGCCCCGGTCAGCGTTACCGCTGTGCCGCTGGTTGTTTCGGGGCCCAGCAGGAAGATTTGGTCGCGGTAGGGCATCGGTCGAATCCTCGGGGGGTGATGGTTGAGAGGCTGGCTGGTCGGTAACGGGGAGGTCTACGGCGGCCGGGGACGCAACCTCCTGCCAGTCGGACTGGCCCGGCTCCCAGGTGAACTGGCCAGCCCCTTGGGGAAGCGGGGGAGGCGTGAGATCTTCAGTGCTCATCTGATCACGGTCACATCAGACTCTGCGGTCTTGTACGTGACATTGTAAAGCAGCCGTAGCCAACATGCCTGCAAATTGGGATCAGGAAACGCCCGCCCGTCTGACTGGATGCTTTGGCATAGCCCCCCCAAGTTGCGAGGGGAGGCCATGATCCTGCTATGGGCCGCCACGTAGAACGGGTCGAGCAGCTGCCAGTTAGGGGGGTCTCCCGGTTGCCGTGGCATGGAAATCGTGAGCACTACGGGCATGGTTGACTGCACTCGGCAGGTATCTGCAATTTCGTCCCGTGATCGGCCCTCATTCACATCGCCCTGATCCAACCCAATGACCACCCCATCACCAGGCCCGGCCACGCGGGAGGCATCCAAAAACAACTGCGGGCGGCGGTTGCTGGGGTTCCCGACCAGCCACGGAATATCAGACTCCCCTTCGGGGGCCGCGCCCTGCAGCAGATCGGCCAGGGCAAACATGATGCGAGAGGAAATTGAGAGAGACGCCAGCCACTGCGCTTCGGTCCCTGGGAACCCGCCGGCAGCGGCAATTTGATAGGCGTTGGCGATGGTCATGGGTTGGGGGTGCGGTCCTGTTGGGGTTCCACGGGCCGCAAGGTTTTAGCCTGCGGATCGTCCAGCTTCGCCAGCAGGGTGGCGCCTAAACCGGCCGCTGCCAATGCTCCAGAACCAGCCGCCGTCCACCCGTTCAGACAATCGGCAGAGTGCCGCTGGCAGACGTGGTAGGCCCCTCCGATGCCGATGACGGGAGATGATCCCAGGCAAAAGCAAATGGTTACGGTAACGCTATCTCTAGCGTTCATCCCTTCCCCCTCGGCGTGGTCATAGGTGGCAGGCTGGCGGTTTTGGGGTTTGACTTAAACAGGTTCCACCAGGCAGGGCCGTTGGCAACGATGGCAAGGAGGGCGACCACCAGCACCCCGGTAACCGCTGAGTTTATCTGTAAAGTTTTTTGAGTGTCGTAAACCAACTTTACTATAGTGTTGTAATTTTTTAGCGTTAGATGAATGGCTTGGATCTCTAGTTCGTGTTTGTGAGATTGGTCTAAGTATTGAGATTGCAGGGCTGCGTGCGCGTCTGCTGATTTGTCTATTTTTTTCTCAAGCGCGGTTAGCCATTCTTTTAGGTTGTCTAGCTTATCTGGCAGCCCTGCAACTTTTTCCAGCTTGCTTTGAACACCGTGCATTTCGGTGCAGGCATTTTTCAAGATACCTAGAACTTCTGCTAATTCACTAGATGAAGACTGATTTTCGTTCACGGCTCCAACCTCCCGCGCAGCCAGCGGCGCACGGTTGGTATTGCGGTCACGATGCCCCAGGCAGCAGGGAACAGCACCAGATGCCACAACGTCATAGACAGAAAATCCTGGGGAATTAGCATCATTCCGGTGGCGGCGCTGGGGGGATTATAGCCTCTTGGAAGGCAGTTATGAATGGCTGGGGTAAGTGACAGCGTTGGGCTAGCGCAAGAAACTCCTGCGCCAAGTTTGCTTGCTGCAACGGTTCCAGCGCTGACATGGTTAATAGCAGTCCCTGTAAATACTCACTCCAAGTACCTTGAGTTTCAAAGGCGGTAAACCTGTCAGCTAGATACATTGTTGCCACTCTTACGATATCGTTTGGCGAATTTAGGGCAATAGCTGTTGCTGCTACATAACCGTTTTCGGTTAAAATTGCTTGGCGGAAAGCGGCCCAATCCGGATCCGGCTCAGGCCCTGTCGCCGGGGGCGGTAATAATGCAGGTGTATTGCTAATTGCTAAATTATATATTCGCTCTAGAGCTAACGTCGCTTCCTGTTCTGAAATACCAAACGCGGCCTGCTGTAGAATTTGCAGCCCAGGCTCCAGTACGGTGGTTGGTATGACTGGCGTGTATTTCCCAACTTTGAAAGCCTGGCAATAGCCATCAACGATTTGTTTTATTACAAAACTTAGGTACGCTGCGTCAGTAGCGCAGATTGCAGGGTTTGGAATTTGCGGTGTTTCACCGTTATTTTGGTCAGGGTCGGGGATAAACTCAGGCAGTCCCGCGTTATAGCTTTCTCGTGAAGCGGTAACGCCAGGTGCTAGGTTGTCAGGGATTGAGATGGAAAAGTTCATTTTAAGAACCAAAAAGTAGAGGTGTCAAAGCTATGCCGGCAATGTGGTGAGGGGCACAAATGTCCATCCTCTTGTGGCCGTGTAGATATAAAGATAGTTGTCATCGTTACGAATCTCACCAGCAGTTCCAGGCGAAGTGGCGCTAGACGGAGCTGCGCCCTGTAGCCTGTGTCGCCCATCAAAGGTTGCAAAACCGCTATCATCCGCAAGCCTGGCCTGCAACGAGGTCCCAAACACCTTGAGCGCAGGATATCCCGCTGAAGACCCTGCAAATTTAAGCATATTTCCAGTAAATGAATACGCAATGTTTGGCGATGTTGCGCCGGGTTCTGTCACAAGAATTCGAACAGATGTTTCTCTTGATGTATCTGTCCATGCTGAGCCAGAGATGGCCGATATATACGCATTTACGAACATTCCGGTATTAGTAGACCCAGCAAAAGCATAGTAGCCCATCGTGTCAGAAGCGGACAATGCTGTGAAACTGCCTATAATCCCTCGGTTTTTCCCTACTATTGAATATGCGCCACGGAAGGTCCCACCATTATTGTGTAAAATTACAGATTTGCTTGCGCTCTGATCAATGGCTCCTAGGGTTTGCTCCCTTGTAACCCCTGTAAATGTCGGAGTCGCAATGGATACGCCTGTGTTTGCGCCAATCAGTGTTCCGCCCGTGTAATCCACGCGAAAGGCGCTGGTCCCATTAACGCCTAGCCACGCTAGATCGCCTAGGAATCCAGCTGGTGCGTTAGACCCAAACCCAGTCCCAGCCGTGGGCCAACTGGCTGAAGCTGTCCCCGCAGATTCGATGAGGAACTGCGGCTTTGTGGTTGTGCTAGTGCCACCTGTGAACCATGTGCCGGTCAGGGATGCAGGTGGTGCGCTGGCAGCGCCGTTGACGCTGCAAACGAATCGAGCGGAGAGCGTCAGGTTGCCGCTGCCATCAGGAGTTAGGGCACCAATTCCTAGGTTTGCTCGCGCCGTTGCAGCATTAAGTCCCGTGCTGCCGCCGTCCCACCGCAGCCTCTCGGTGTGGGCTATGTTCCAGTTGGCCTGATTGGCGTCGCTCGGCAGGCTGAACCCTGATGGCAAGCCCAGGGTCAGGGTGACGCTGCCGCCCGTGTTGGCGCTGTTGGCGCTCCAGCCGCTGGGGGCGGAGAGAGAGACGGACTGCACTGGGGCCGCCGCTGCCGCCTCCTGGGGGGTGGTGTAGGGGTGTGCATCTGCTGCTGCTGCGTGGGCCGCTATCGCTGCCGCTGCGGTTCCTGCTGCGTCTGCACCAACCTGTGCAGCCGTGGGTAAGGGGTCAAACGGGAGGCTGTTGAACGGCGTGCCGGTGATCGAGTCATTAGGCTGGAGAACTCCGTCCAGGCCCGTTTTGCTGCGACCCGTGAATGCGCCGGTGGTTGCGTGCCGTTCGAGCCATATTTCTCCCGACAGCAAAACAGGGTTAGCCGCTTCGATTACTGCCAGGGTGGAATTGAGCAGCTTGATCCTGGTTTCGATTATTTGCGTGGTCATGGCAGCCAGTCTCCGTTGTAAACCACTCGCGCTGGGCCGGGGGAGTCAATTTTGGCTAGCTCCACCATGCTCCACCCCAGTTCCCTGGCCTCACTCCCTGGGACCGGTTCGGGCCTGCGCACCGCCTTAAATGCAATGCCATCAGCAACGACAGAAGCATTGTAATCTAAATGGCCAAATTCTGCAGTTTTAATTTTTAACAACCAAGGCACAATATTTACTTGACCATCAAAAACTAATTCGTAGTTTTCTTCTAAAAAACCACGGCCAGAAACGGCGCCAGCAATTACGCTGACGCCGCCCATGAAATCCAGGGCCGCCCGATCTGCATCAGCTGATAGGCGGGCCCAGCTCATCAGAAGTGGCCGTTGAGACGGACGTGAGCCAACGTAGCGCCAGAAGCGTAAGCGGTAGACTGAGATCCAATTGGCACAAACACACCGATATGGGTGTTGCCGCTGGCAGATGCCGTCACGTTCTTGTTGGTGTCATTCCAGTACGCCTTGGCGTAAAGGCTGGCAGTGGCGCCACTGGCCTTGGGGAGTTCGTGGACTCCTACAAGCATGAAGCTGCCTACCTCCCCACTGGCTAAAGCGGTTACGGCAACACCAAACAAAGAGCCGACCAACGCGCCGCCGCCAGATGCGACAACGTAAGGAGCGGCAATAGCTAGGGTTTCTCCTTTTTGAATAGGTCCTTGCATTGTTTTTAGTGGAATTGGGGAAAGTTAAAAACTGAAGCTAAATGCGCAATGGTTAAAATCATGCGCCAGAGCTGCGATAAATAAAACGGAAATCCTCAATGGCGCAACCAAAATCAGAACGAGCCAGCAGCTTCAGGCCATCAGGATCCCTTTCAGGCTCTGATGTAATGGTAGGACCAGGCTCATCTGCCAGGTAACCCCACACCATGCCAGGCGTTCTAGTTGGGCCAGCGGCTGTATACCATTGCGTTGCGGAACCGTCAAGCCGTGGCTCAACTATTAAATTCATCCCCCTTGCGTAGGGATTGGGCCCAGAGTTTCCAGTCAACGCAGTAGGAGCGTAACCATCAGGATAAAGGAATTGCAAAGCAGTTCCTTCCAGATCTGTTGGAACAATCATAAATTCAGGGGTCAAATTAACCGTAACGTTGCTAATATCTTTTTGCTTTCGCATTGCCTTTCGGGCTGCGTTGACACCGGCAATACCAATGACACCCGTGCCGGTGTTATTGTGAGCTGCATTAAACAACGCAAGACCGTCCACCGATACAGTGGCATCGCCAGTGATCATTGCCCATACAAGATTGGATTCCAAGCGACGGAACCCACGGCCTAAAAATTCAGGAGTTCGTTCTAGGGCAGACAGATCATCATTAATAATTGCTTGCCGAGAAATTACAATTTTTTTGGTATATGTAAACAGCCTCCAAGTGCCTTGCGCTTCTTTAAGGGTGCCTGTCTTGTACTCGCCGCCTTCGGGCGTAAGCTCTGGCGTAAGATCGGCAGCAATAGTTAAGTCGCTGGAATTCTTAAAATCTGGTAAATTTCGTTGGCGTGCAAGTCCCTTCCAGGTATGAGGCTCTTCTTCGTAGAATTGAGTTAAAGATTTTCCCGCTAGATTAGAAAACAGCAATGGAAAATCGCTAGTGCTGTGCATAGCCATGGCCACTAGCTCATTTTTAGACCTACCCACAGTGCTTATGCCTCGCGAGTTGGCATAAGCCCTCACGCATTCCATCAAGGAATAACCTCGATACTCTTGGCCAACGTCAGAGATCTGGGCCAGAGGATTGATCCGGGCGTACAGCATGTCCCCAATGCCGGCCATCACAGTATCCCCCGCGTCGCGGGTTACCTGGATGCGGGCAGGGTGGCCCGCTCTGCTGGCGACAGTTTCAAGCGGGCCGGCGTGGGCTTTCACAATTTCCAGGGCAACATCAGCAAACGGCTTGCCGCTGTCAACCATGGCTTGCACCGCGATGGGAGCGATATTGGCCTCGGCCGCGCAACGGCGAATTTCAATTTCGCGCTGTGCATTGGCAAGGGCCTCCGCAACAGCGGTCGAGGTAACGGGGCTGACGGCGGCCTGCACTACTGCAGGGACAACAGGGGCAGCTTCGGCAGAAGCAACCACAGGAGGCGCTTCGATGACGGCGGCCGGTGCGCTCCCGGCCTGATCTTGCGTGGGCATGTGTTCAGCTCGGGAGTGTTCAGGGTGATCTCCTGATTCTATTCTAACCATTGACGCCAGTGCCTTAGACACCCATTCTGGAGGGTCTGGCCAGCGTCCCGCAGGCAACGGCGGGACGCTGGCCCGCACATCTACAGGATCGATCACTGCATCGATCAGACCAGCCGCCAGGGCCGCTTCGGCAGTGAACCAGGTACCACCCCCCTGGGCCGCGCCCATCCATTCCAAAATCTGTTCGACCGATTGGCCTGATGCCTTGGCATAGGTTGTGGAGTAAACCTGGGAGTGAACGCGCAGCATGGCCGCTGCGGCATCCATCGATTCGGCGTCTCCAACCGATCCGCCCCAGCAGTTATGGATCATCAGCAGGGCGTTGCTTGGCATCAAGCGGCGATCACCCTTGGCCTTGCTGATGGCCATCGGGACAATCGAGCCGGCAGATGCCACCAAGCCATCTACCACAAAATCCTTTCTGCCCTTGTAAGCCGCCAACACGTTATGGATTGCAATCCCTTCGGCCGCCGCGCCGCCAGGCGAAAACAGGTGAATCTCCACATCACGCCCCCCTGCAGCGTCCAGCGCTCGGGCAACGTCGTCAACCAACACGTCAACCCCGACTTCGCCATAGAGCCGCAACACTGGGGCAGTGGCGGCGGCTTTAACGGTTACTCCTGGGGCCATTGATGCTCAGATGCTCGGGGTAGTTTAAGCGGTCAGCGCAATCAGTCCAGCGGGTCGCTACTGCCCTCTTCTGCGCCAGGGTCAGGCGCCGAGCTGGTGAATGCAGATCCTGCCGGGCGAGCCTGGGTTACGCCAGCGTTGGAAACCAATGCGGCGTCTGTGCTCAGGATCAAGCTGGCATCCCTGGCTCTTTGTAGGTCTCTGCTCAGCTCTTGAATTACTTCTTCAGGCACATAGCCAAATGATAGCTGTACTTCTGACAAGCTCATAAACCCAGCCCTTACCGCCAAAATCAGCGCTGGAATTTCCTTGGTTGGGTCAATCATCTCCCGACGCGGCGGGGTATGGGTCCAGCTCATTGGCCCTCTGAGCAAGCCGACCATTCGAGCTAATTCGTCATGCCACTCACACACCGGCGCCAGCATTCCGGGGATGCAAACCTTCCCTCGCAGATAAGCAATCCGCCTACTAAACTCAAGCCATCCGCCCCTAAAGCTCGAATAATTAACGTTTGACAAATCACCCGTCATTGATTCGTAAGTAATCTCGTAGGCTGCTGCTACGGCGTGAGCGTACTCACGATGGGTGCTAACAAAATCACCGGAACTTGGGGGGGTGAATGCCTGAAAGTTTCTACCTGGGGGCATGTGCTCAACTGCGCCAGGCTCGATCGTGTCAAACTCCAGCCCATCTTTTTCGGGATCCGTGGACGCCTGCGTATCCGAGTCGTAAGTAACGCCAAAAAAGCAAGCTGAAATTTTATCTTTCATTTGCTGGGCCGCCCTGATGTCGCCCATATCCCGCAGGGTCAAAATCGCTGCCGTGCCAAACGGAAGCCCCATTCGCTGGCCAGCTCGCCTGCAATCAAAATGTAAACTTATTTCTTCTTTTGGCACAAAGGTACTTTGCACCCTGACGCCAATGCCTAGCGACGTTTCGCCAGGGTGGCTGTCTCTAATCCAGTAACCCATCAAACGGCCTGCGCTATCAAACTGCTGGCCAAATAAAATATCTTGAGAATTGTCTTTATTAAAATCTAACCAATCAGGCTCAAGCATTTGTACTTGTAACGGCACTATTCCGTGACGCTCAAATAGTTCAGGATATATTCGCTTCCGCACCAGTACGGCGCCGCGCACCGCTGTAGTTCTGGCCCCAACGGATTGATTGCCGTACCAATCATGGGTGCCGTAAAAATCGCTATGTCGTGATTCTGCCCAGGTTTTCCAGCTTAATTTATATTTGCTTGTTGCGCCTATGGGAGTGCTCATAATCCCATCGCCAATCCAATTATTTATAATCACGCCAATCGCTCTGGAGGCATAAGAATCGTTATCGACAAGATCCTGGTGCCGCTTGACCAGCCAGTAGTACGCCTGTCGCAGATCGCTGTTTGGGCCGCTGTTGTTTGTCCACCAGCCAGAGGTTCGCCGGGTGTCCTCTGCGGCCTCAAACCGGGCCATGGTGCGGCGGGCAAATTCCCGGTCGTCCCTTAGCCGCTTGCCTTTGCCCTTGCTCTTACCCTTGCCCATCAGGTTGGCCGAGACATGCTGAAGTAGCTGCGGCGAACCCGACGCGAGGTGGTCGGCTCCGCTTCTGCGGCCATGGATTGTTCGATCCGGCGCATTTCGTCCAGGCTTCGATAGGTGATCTCCCGGCCGTCGCTGAATCGAGCTTTCAGGACGCCCTGATTGATCTTGCTGCGCAGCTCAGCAAGGTCCGCAGCAACATCCTCAGAGGTATAGGCCATGGCCCCATCTTACCTCTTTAGCCAGCCTTTGCGCTTGGCCGGGCCGCCTGTGCTGGAGCCCTTCAGCCAGCCCGATCGCTGGAGGTCTCGGGCTGGGGGTGCCACCCCTCCACCTCCCGTCCCCGGCGCCTGGGTGCCCAGGGTGCGGGCGAGCTGGGCCCACATGGTGCCTGGGGTGTAGCGACGGGTCACCAGCTGCAGCACCGCATAGGCGTAGCGGGTGCAGTCGCCACCCTCATCTCGCGCCCCGGTTGGTGCCTCCCAGTGATAGCTGATCTGGCCCCTGCTGCGTCGCGGCATCCGCCTCCAGGGGAACAGCTCCGCCAAGAATTGATCGGTTGAGCACAGGCCAAAGTGCAGGTAGCCAGGGCCCACGGTCTCGACCCCCAACCGATACTGCAGTGACTTGACGCTTTCGTCATAACCCACAAAGTACAGGTTGACCCCGTTCTTTACGATCGGCTTGTTTTTGCGGTTGATACTCACCGGCACGCCCCTGCCTAACAGCGGTTTGCCCTTTTGCGGAGCCCCTCGAACTGGCACCCAAACATCCTTGCGAGTTGAGCAAAACTCGCGGACCGCTTGGCAACTGGTTGCATCGCCACCTTCATCGATGCCGCCTCGCGCCAACCTGAGTACGGTCCCATCTTCTCGAATCCATTTGGTTTCAGCGATCCGGTCCAGTTGCGCAAGGGTGTTTTTGTCCTGGGGGTCGCCATCAATGTCCCAATGGCCCAGGTGCCAGCCCTCCTCCCCAACGCCCCAGCCCCAGACGGTGGCCACCAGTCGCTCGTTTGCTGTGCCGCCACCGCCCTGGGTGTCCACTCCAGCGGTGATCAACAGCACACCATCGGGCACGCCGGTCAGGGTGAAGTCTTCGCCAAGGATTGAATAGCCGTTGCCCAGATCCGTAGACTGCCGGCGCTTGGCCAGGTTGTCGGCCGACACCTTGCCGGCTTGCGAGTCCTCCCAACCTTCGCCGAGCACCGTATTTTTGAAGGTCTGCATTGGCTCTGGGTCGCCTTTGCGCAGCGACTCCAAGGCCTCGTCGTATTCACGAACCAGAATTGACCAGTCCGCCGCAGGTGAATAGCTGTAGGCCGCCCACACATGGAACCCAATCAAGCCAGGGACCTGGGCAACAGCGGTCGGGCGATCCTCGCAGCGCTCCACCATCCAGCGTTTTTTGCTGTGCGGGATTGGCGTTTTGCAATTTTCGCATTCGTAATGGGCGGTGAATTCGCCCTTTTTTATCATTTGATCCCATCGCAAAATTTGATAGTGATTGCAAAATGGGCAAGGAACAAAGAATTTTCTTTGATCTGATTTTTTATATAATTCTTCTGTTCGTCCATCCTTAAATATCGGTGTGCTGCCTACGCCTATCTTGCGGTCCCAGTAATAGTCGGCACGGTTGCGACCTAGCTTGTAAACATCACCTTCGTCAATTCTGCGATAAGCGTCAAACTCATCAAAGAGAACAATCTTTCTAGACTTGCGCCGAAAGGCCCGCCCACTGGCAGCATTTACTATATCTATTAAACCGCCATTTCTAAGCTGCTTCAGTAGGATCGTATTACTGCTGGTGTTGCGTGCTTTGGACTCAGTTATCAGTCCCTGCAGCGCTGGCGTATCCTCAAATAATGGTTTAATTTCTTCTTTGCTATACCCTTCAGCGTCTTCCTTTACTGGCTGCACAATCATGATCGGGCATGGATCATGGTGCGAGTAATACTGAACAACAACGCCCAACATTTTTGTCCAGCCAACGCGAGCCGACTTCAGGCAAACCACCGTTTCAACATTGGGGTTAGTGAACGCATCCAAGATCGGCCGCTGGTATGGCAGCGTCCGCCATTGGCCTTTCTCTGCCGCGTTGCCGGTCATCACCGCGCCGCCATCGACCGTGGCCGGTTGGTCCGCATATTCCGAAAGCCGCAGCTTCGGCGGTGGCTTGAAACCGCTCAGGATGCGCCGCGTCAAATCCTGCACCGCCGGCAGCATCACAGATCCTTCAGTGGGTATTGCGTTGCCACGTCAAAGGAAGCCAGGCCCTGCAGCGCTTCACGGATCAGATCAAGCAGCACCGCCACCTCGTCAGGGGTCAGGTGAGGAATCCGCTGTTTGGCCTTGCTAGGCACGCCCAGCATTACGGTGCGGGTGATGTTGATTGCAGCGTCCTGGGCCTGCAATAACTCCTCCCTGGGGAGAAGCGCGTTCGCTTTTTCTTTGCGCTCCATCCTGGCAATCAACCGCTTCTCCCGTTCGTGCAGCGCTCGCTCGTCGTTGAAGTTTGGGACTTTCTCGTCATCGATGTTTGGCTCTGTGTCTAGGTCGTCGTCGGTAAGGTCTGGGGCGGAGGGGCGCGAGAGCTTGGGGGGTGCCTGGCTTGCTGGCGTGGCGGCCTTCGGCCTGGTCTTCTGTTCTTGGTTGGCATTGGTCCCACGCGGCGCCGGGTCGGTGGCCTGGGCCCACTGCTCATCAGCAAGAGCCGGGTCAATCTCCCAGCCCTTCCCTTGACGCTCAACTGCTGGAGATTGCAGCCGACCATTCTTAATCGCCCTGAGCACCGATACATGAGTGGCCCCTCGCAGACCCAGGGCCTTGCGGTGATCGGCGTACTGCTGGAGGTTCACTCTGTCTGCTTCACCAGCATTGGATCTGTACCCATAGACATATTGTAACCAGCTGCGTACAAAATAGGTTACAACCCTGTGATGCCAAGCGATTACACCGGTTACAGGCTGGCCATAGCAAGGGTTGTACCTTTATTGAGAAGCGTTATCAACAGATAAATCGCGGCTTCGTGGTTCCCTCGGTATGTGTCGCTCGGGAGGACCCAAGCCGAAACCCCTTGGCATGACTGGGTTCTTGGCAGATCCCTTGGTATGACTGGGATTTGGGGCAAGATTCCGAAACCCCTTGGTATAACTGAGATTTGCTGAGATCCCTTGGTATGACTGGGCCGTGCATCATCGCCCCCCATAGCCCCTGGCTGCGGAGTCCAGAGCCCGCTTGTAGCCCGCTATGAAGCTCCTGTTGATCTCGATGTTGATCTCGGTCTGGATTAGCTGGCTGTGCTCGCCCTTGTCAAACATCCGTGCCACCGACGGCCCATAGACGACCTGCAACCGCCTTTTGCCATCAGGCTTGCGCTTGTTTCCGACCCTGAAGGGCAGCATGACGCCGCCTTTGCCCATGGCCATGAAGGTTGTTGGGTAGTCCTGGCGCTGGCCGCGCAGGATGCTCGCTCGACCAGGCTTCCCCCTTTTGGTGGCTTTACCCCAACCACGGCCACGGCCTAGCCCTGGGAGCCCTGTGGCGCGAGTACCGGGCCTGAATCCGAACTGGCTTAGCGTTGGTGCGCGTGCTGCAAACGTGAGAGTTGCTTCCCCTCGGCTAGCATATCCCGTAAACAGACTTACATCCTGTTTAATACGCCTTGATCCAATGTTATATCTTTGGCTGATGCTTTTGCCTGCCTGCTTATTGGCAGACGTGGCAGCGGCCAAGATGCCTGCCCTTGTTGCCTTCTGAAACAATTTAGGATCAAGGAAAGCCCGCATCTTCTCCAGCTGGCTAATGCCTTCGACCTTAACCCTGATGAATTCGTTGGTGCCCATCTATCCCCCCGTAAGCCCCATGGCCTGCAGGTAGCGAGCCCACTGCTCCAGGGTGAGCACCATGCGCCACTCCCCGCCACGCAGCCTGATAAGGGTGGCAGCGTGCTCTACCTGAGCATTGATGCGTTGTTGCTCAGCCTCTTTGGGCTTAATTCTCAGTGCTGCGGCAATGTCCTTCCAGTTCGCCACTTGCACCACATGCCCCGGCAGCCCTTCCAAGTCTCCGGTGTCATCCTGACGCCCAGCCCCGAGCTTTCTGCGCACGGGGATGCTAAGGGCTTCGGTGAGGACTGCAGCAGCCTCCAGCTCGCCTCGATCCCCTTTGCGTTTTGGTCGATTTGCCATGCCCCCAACCCTACCTCAAACCCGTTTTGCCGGTTCAACCACGCGCCGGTAGTGCAAACCATTGGCAGCCCAGCCCTTGTCAAGGGCAGCTGAAATGCCAGACTTATTGACAAATGCAGCAACAGATGCCTCTTTTATTGATTTATAGCGTTGGCCTGTTTCAATACATTCAACCTCAACAGTTTGTTTTAATCTTGGCAAATTCATGGCAACGATTTTGGAGGCCCGTGTTTCCGAGTCAAAAAGCTGGGTCAGCTCTGAATGATCAATACCGCCAAACTGTTGGGGATGCTTTCTAGCAAAGGCCCAAAGCTCGTCACGCGACACAAAGCGATGACCCTTACTAGGCTTATATGACTGAACGTATTTAAGTTGTTTTGAATCTAACCAATACTTAATGCGATCATAACTATGGCCTGTAAGTTTTTGGATTGCACCGGTTGAAATATATTCACCCTCTGATCTGGTCGATAGCCCCATGGACCAGGCCTTGCAGCGGAGGGAATTCCAGGATCTGGGGGGCCTGAGGCGGTTGAATTCGGCAACCAGCAGCCGCATGGGCAGCTCGCCTGCCAGCTCGGTAAGCAGGTGGATGTCTTCGGGGGTGTACGGCTTGCGCTTGGGTGCTGATTGGGGCATGGCTGCTGCTGGGGAAGGTGGTGGTCAAGCGTGAAATTCTGAGCCGCCAATGGCACCAGCAGACCGCTGATCCCTATTTATGGCAGTCCATCCCTTGTGAGTGAACAACCGAAAACGCAGGCTATGACTGGTCGCTTCCTTGTTCACATGAAGTTCACACGCCCTCTGGATGTGAACTTGCTAGGCCACTTTTGAAATTGTCCTAGTAAGTTCACATGTGAACTTCAAGTGAACAACCGAAAACCCTGTCTCTGTCTGTCTTTTTAAAAGTTCATTCACACCGCTTAGGGAGCCATTTAAGGGGGATCAGAATTTGTGGAGAGAAGTTCGGCGAGTCTTGGGGCCAGTCGGTAGTGCCCTCTCACGCTGGGAACCCTGATCACTTCAGGCCATTTGCCGCCGCTGACCCTGGTCAGGCCATTGCGGATCGTGCCCTGGCTGTACCTAAAGCGGCTCTGAAGCTCCTCGACGATCGCCCTGCTGCTCAGAGACGCCCTGCCGTTGTTCATGGCTTCAGTGAGCACCTCGACGATTGCAGCGCGGCAATCCCTGATGACCTCAACGGTGTGGCAAACCGCGAGGCAGCCTGTTTCTTCGTCAATCCGGTACATGAATTCCCGCGCAGTCCCCTGGCGGCACTTGCGAACTTTCCAACTGCGGAGCCTTGTGTTGAACCTGACGGCCTTGCCTTTCGGTCCGCCTTCCCCGTTTTCGTCCATTCCCTCGGGGACCATTTCGATTGAATGGACCACAGACGGGACCTCCTTCCAGGCCTTGGCCCCTGCAGCCTCACCGCCTGCGGTCCCATCATGGTTGACCCAAACCACGGCGCAATGGCGACAGATGACTTCCTTGAAAAACGTAAGGAGTGCAGTGATCTGGCCGTTGTCGCAATAGTTCAGATCGGCTTTGGACGTAACGGCTTTGCAGGAATCGATGAGCACCAGTGAAATTTGCTCCTGCCGGACAAATTCCAGAAGCCGCAGGCAACCCCTTAGGGACGCCTCCCAGGCGATTGCCGCCTGTTCTGTGTCATGGGCCCACACATGCAGCCTGGGGCCACCTGCAGCGTCATTGATGGCCGGATCGGCGTCGCGGCCCATCTCCTGAATTGACCGAATGAGAGGGGCAGTGCCGGAATCGGATGCAATCAACAAGACGTTGCCTTGTGGGGCATGGGTGGCACGATCTAAAAACCCAGCGCCATCGGTAACGGCAAACGCCATGGCGAGCGCTGCTGTGGTCTTGCCGGCCCCTGCTGGGGCGTACAGAAGTGCCTGATCCTTGTCAGGGATGAAACCCTCTAAGAGCCAATCAATCCCGGTAACACGCGACAGGTCAATCGATCGGTAGTCGGGCTTCTGCTGCTGGCTTTTGCTTTCCTGTTCTTGGCGACTGAGAAGGCGAAATAGTGCGGCGGTAATTCGCCCATCGGTCTGGCGAAAGCGGGCCATGATTTCAGCCCTTATTGCCATTTCTGCATCCTCATCACCAGCCCGAACGGCATCAAGGACCAGGGCCAAAAGCTCGCCAAAGGTTGGTGGTTTTTCTGCCTTCTGCTGCTCCTGCTCCTGTTGCTGAACCTCAACCAGCGTCCAGTAAGCCTCGATCGCTGCCTCTGCAATGTCGAGGATCGCGCTGCCAGGGTCACCAGGGGCATCGTCTATAGATCCCCCGTCAGGAATCGAGGGCCATAGGTCAATGGCCGGGATCACCAGCATCGGCAGCCCTGCTTGCGCTGCGGCCTCGGCTGCGTTCTGGGCGCGGCGTCGGCCCTCTTGCTGGTGCACCTGCCGGTCGGGGCCGTCATGGTCGGCCAAATAGACCACCCCTGGACACCCCGCATCCCGCAGCGCCAGATAACGCGGCACGATCTGCTCAATGGTGTGGGCATGGCCCGGCTGGGAAATGCTGACCACCCCCTCAGCGGCGCAGAGTTCTGCGCATTTTTCGCCCTCGGGTTCGAGAATCCAGCCGTCGGCGCCGATCGTGTCGGCCAAGTTGAAAACGGGCCAAGGGTCAGGGCCGGCCCCCCTTTCCCATTTTTCATTCAGCAGATGAAACCCGTAGAAAGCCTTGTCACCGTCAGGAAGCGCCACCCGTTTAACCAACTGGGTAGGCCCATAGCGGTATGGGCTGCCAGCAGGCTCCCTGGGGGTCATCCTGGCCAAGGCCGGGGGCCGGTCAGGCAAAGGCGCCGGCTGTGTCCGCGTTGGTTCGGTTGGCCTGTGTTGGATTGATCGCCTGGGGAGGCGCTGGGCCCCGTCACGGGGTTTGTCGAGGGTGTAATGGCCTGCCCTGCCGTCGCAGGTATTGCCCGTAAATGCCCAGGCCTGCTCATCAGCACCGGTGACCACCTCGCCGACCCGGTGGTCTTTGGGGTGATGGCAGATCACTTCAAGGCCATCGGACGAAATTCGGCAGTCGCTGTCTTTCGTTCGTCCGCAGACAGGGCAGGGGTTGCGCCTGCTGCTGGGAATCAATTTTTGTTTGTCGCCCATTAAGGCTTGCCCTTGTGGCTGGTGGCGGCCTCAGCCTTCATCGCGTCAATAACCAGCAGCTGCATCAGGGTCGTCTTTGGGATGCCCAGGGCCTTCGCCTTGGCATCTAGCCAGTGGCGCTGGTCTTCAGACGGTCGAAAGGTCAGGGTTGAGCGGGGCATCTGCGGCAGCGGGTTTGAACAATCTACATCAGATCCGCATCAGATCCGCGTCAGGGGTGCTATGGTCCACCCATGGCCGCCGCACCATGACCTGGCGGCCTGCCACCGATCCCTGAGGTCCCGCCATGCTCTAGCTCTTGTGCCCCGCCTGGGGCTGTTTGACAGCTTTGAAAATCATTCCTGCTTTCCCATGACAGCCAAACACGAAGAATTTCCGCCGCTGACGCAACGGGCCGAGTGCGTTTTGAATAGCATTCCGATGAATATTAATGTTTCCGAGTATTATTGGGAACGTTGCATTGCTGCTGCCGTGATCCGTGAGGCAATGGTGCAGTCTGGCACTTGGAATATTAACAGCGACTTTCCGAGAGTTATAGACGCTAAAGATCTTGAAGCCATCGCCGACAACCTGCACGCCCTACCCCCAGAACTCCCTTTGAAAAAGCAGGCCCTAGACATTTGGAGTCAAGTCGAGGGAGAGGTCAGTGACCGTCAAGCCCAGATTATGCGCAATGCCTTGGCCTTGATCCCAGACCCCACCCCTTAGCCCACGGGGCATGGCGGGCAGTTCATGGCCCGGATATGCGCTCCCTGGCGATGCCGTCTACTGCCCGGCCCTGGCGTAGCAACCACGGCCTCTCGCCTAGAACGGGACCCATCGAGGTTTACCGCTGGTGCCAGCCGTAACTGGAGGTGGGCGGTAACAAGCGCAGACCAGTAAGTCCCTTTTTTCTCTTTACTCAATCACCACCCCTGTTTTTTCTCATGTTTGCTTTAATCGAAACCAACCAAGCAACCCACATTGCCATTCACATTCCACACGATGGCGCTGATAAGTCATTGCCTGCCCTGGCTGCAATGTTGGAGCAAAATGCTGTTTTTATAAGATCCAATTATTTGGAAACAATTAAAGTAAAGCCTAATATGACAATACATCTTAAAGATACAGTAGAAATTTGTGGCAAAGAAATTGAAGTCGCCATTGTCGTGCCGGCAAGCAGGCAAACTTTAGGTGACGACTTTGTTTTAGCCACCTCAGAGGCTTACATCAGCAACAAAAAAACTCTTGAGCAGCGCGACGAAAAAATATCTAAACTAACTAGCGAAGTTGCTTTTTTGAAAGCTTCGCTAGAAAGGCTGCAAGCGACGCTAGACGAATCGAAGGAAGAGGCTGCCCAATGACCCACACCATCTGCAAAAACCTAGGAGTCATTTTTGAAGACGACCTCGTCTGGAAGGTGACCCTGACGGCCACCCCAGGGGTTGGCACCTGGAACATAAAGGCCACCATGACCCGCTACAGCATGGTCAAAGAGCGGCATGGTCGCTGGTCGGCCCGGACTGGCTGGGATCCGACAATGTGGCGCTCGCTGCCTGGCTCCTTGGCTCGGCTCTCAGAAAAGTGGATGCGGGCCCACCCCGTCCCGATTTCTGATGGCGTGGCGGTTAGCCGGGGGAGGCCATGAGCACCGGTCCCCGCATCCCCCTGGCAGAGGCGCTCGATATTGGCGCCAACACGCTGGCCAGCCTGCGGCCCCACTGCCACAAGGCCGACATCGCCGGCAGCGTCCGTCGGGGGAGCCCAACAATCGGCGATCTGGAGATCGTCTGCTTGCCCAACCGCGACCCCCTTGAATCGACGCCGCTGTTTGGCGGTGGCTTTGCGCAGGCTGTTGAGCAGTGGCCTGGGCTCAAGGGCCGCCCTGATGGCCGCTACACCCAGCGGCTGCTTCCCTGCGGGCTGACGCTTGATCTGTTCATGCCTCACCCAGACGGCTACGGCCTGATTCTGGCCATCAGGACGGGCTCTGCCGACTGGGCGCACAAGGTTCTGGCTACCGGCTGGAAGCGTGCCGGCTTCCACTCCAAAGGCGGTTTGCTGCGCCGCGAGGATGAGTCGGTCATCCCCTGCCGCACCGAACGGGAGCTGTTCGACGTTATCGGCTTCAAGTGGGTTGAGCCGGCGCACCGGGAGGTTCGGTGATAACTGTTCCCACTCCCCGCGAGGCCCTGGCCCGGCTACCACACTCATTTCACCCCGCTGCCGCCCGTCCCGGTGGCGCCGATCCCATCGCCCAACGAAGCCCCATGATTGAATCCGCTGACAATGTTGAATTCCACGAACAAGCCAATGAAGAGCGCTGCCTTGATGCTGCCATCGCCCATGGCCTGTTAGATCGCGGGATTGACCCAATTAGAGACGGCTGCGACGATGCTGAGTACGGTTGCCCGTTGTGTCCGTGGGCAGCGCCGACCCAATCACCCAACGAGGCACCATGACCACACGCAAGCCACTAAGTGACGCCGCGCAGGCGGTGTTGGATGCTTACGAAACCACCCTTGGGGTATCGCCAGGCCTTGCCGCTGCATTCCGCGCCGCTGCAGCGCAAATGATCAAAACCGACGACCTGGCAGACACCATGGAGGACGTGATTCGAGGGGCAGAGCGGCATCATCAAGCTGGGTGGCTGCACACCATCGCCACCGAGCTGGAGGGGGCCAATGGCTGATCCCATCCTCTCGGATCGGATTGCCCTGGCGGTGTGCCGCTCTACTGGCAACCCCGACGGATTGTGCCTTTCGATCTGCCGCGACTGCCGGCGTGACTCTGCCGCCGTCGCCCACGAAATCGCCAACTGGCTGCGTGAGCGGGACGGGGGAGCCAGCACTAATGCCGACCTGCTCGATAGGGTCGGGTGTCACCAGCCCGACGCCGAGCCGTCTATCCAGGACGGATGGAAAGCTCTGGAGTGTGAGCAAGACCAGCGAATGTGGCCACCGATGGATCCAAAGAAGGTGGCAGCCGCGCTTGCTATTGCCCGTGAGCCAAGAGGGCCCGATGGCTGATCCCATCACAATTACCCCCGAAGAAGCGGCGGCCATCCGGTCGCTAAAACGCCTTGCCAGGAAGTGGCCACGGTCCTTGCGCTTGTTTTCGTGGTCAGGCACCCTGATAGTTGTAAAACGCAACAGCGACGACAATGACGCCGAAATTGACACAATTGAAGGCATACCAAATGACGGTGGGGATCCTAACGCTTCTCCAGAAGTGCCGGGAGACACTTTTTGGATAGATACAGAGCCAGAGATTGTATGGCCATGAACCAAAGAGGCGCCATATCTGAGCCCGTTTCAAACGATGAGCTGGACTGGCTGACCTGGAGGCTGCTGCAACTCAGTGACAAGCACCCAGCCACTGTTCGCTCTCTGATTGCAGAGGCCGGTGGTCAATCGCATCGAATCACCGCCAGGATGCAGGCCATGCGCAAAGCGGGCCGCATCCGGTGGCACCACCCGGCCCGCATTCGCCAGCGCCCCGCCCACGTCCGCGCCCACGGCTGGGAGGTCCTCGGCTGCCCCGGCTACGGCGGTCGCGAGGATGGCCAATGGCATTGGCGCGAGGGCTGCGAGGATTGCGCCCGCAGGACCCGGCCAGATCCCGCCGATGGGGTGGTCGAGCCGCCGCCGATTGTTGCTTTTGAATGTGAATTGAAGATTGAGCCCAGTCCCTAATCCGAAACGCCCCGGCCGCCCCCGCAAGCCCGCCACCCCTAGGGTCACACCAGACCCACCAGACACCACCCCGCAGAGCCCGCCACCCCCTAGCGGGGATGCAGTGGCAGCCGCCCTGCTCGCCGTGGCATCTGGCGCCGTGCCGGTCGAGGCGTGGGCGGTGCGAGCTGACGAGCTCCTCGACCGGCAGCAGGTCTGGGCCGGCGACGGCTGGCGTTTTGCATTCTGGTGGCGACTGGGGGAACTGCACCGCCTGGCAGTGGCCCTGGCCCCTGGCGGTGGCCGGTGGGAATACGGCTGCGGCCGGTGGCCTGATTGGCTGGCCGGGCCTGATGCCGTGGTGCTCGATCCGATCGCCCACCTGCTGTCCCCGGAGCAGCGGGCCCTGCTGCAAGCCCGGCTGCTGAGATGCACGCCACGGCTGCGCCCCCCGGTGCCTGAGTATTTCACGCGCCCCTGGCCGTCGCTCGAGCAGACGTTTCCGGCCGATGAGGACTGGCTAGAGCGGGCGGGCTGAGTGCCCAGCAGTTCAGTTGTCCGGAAATTCCGGATGACTGGATTTGCTGCGGCCATGAAAAAGCCCCCGGATGGGGGCGGTGTGGTCAGGTTCAGGTCAAGCGTTGCCCCGTCGTCGCCCCCTGTCCCGGCGTGCTCGGCGTTTCCGTCCGATGGTGGGGCCGCGTTCCGCGTCAAGGGCCCGGCGAGCACACAGCGCCATGGCCTCCTGTGCGCGCCGTGCAGCTTGCCCAATGGGGACAAAAGCCGCTGCCGCCGTCACAATGGCTTCAATTGACTCGGCAAGCCTGCTGCCGTCCTCAAGGGCAGCCAGGAACCTTTCTTGATACGGCTGAGGGGTGCAAGGGGTCGAGAACGTGATGAGAGGTGGCAGGTTGGGGTCAGGCATCGACCGGCACCTTCTTGACGCGCAGGGTCCCTCCGCAAAGCCTGATGGCCCGATCACGCAGTTGCCGCGCACCGGTGATGCTGAGCTGATCGGCCCTGGCAATGCTGCAAAATTCAGGCACTCGGCTGTTTTCGTTGAACCTGATGCCATTGGCCCATGCTTGGCCGTTGTGGACTTCGACGCGGTATGTCATGGGATTGGGGGTGACGGGATTGGATTAATTGCCAGGAAGCCCCGGCGGGCTGAGGGGGGCAGGGTTTGGGGGTCAAGGTACTGGGGGCGGTGTGGTCAGGGTTTGCTGCGGTCATAGGCGTCAGGGTCTGCATTGGGATGAAAGCCATAAGGCCCGTAGTTGTTCCACCCGCTCATTTTTTGCATCCACCATTGGAATGCAGTTCTCCTGGTCGGATCGGCGCTTGGGGCGTGAATAATCCGTAGACCCTCTTCTTCGTTTTCGTTAGTTTCAAGGCGCTCTCTAGCGCAAAAGCCTGCGTAAGTTTGCCATCCGTCGTAAGGGATGCCAGCGTTTTCGCAAACAGCCAGCTGCCATTGCAGTTCCAATTGCGCCATTGCATCCCGGTAACAGTAATCATCCATAGCCGCAAACCGAGCAAACTCGGCGTGGGCGGATTCAGAAGATCCGAAGCGCTCGGCAAGCCAATCTTCAAAAACATGAATATTTCGAAGACTGACGACTGAGGTTGTTGTCATGGCTGGCTGGCGAGGAGGTGGCGGCTCGGGATCCCCCTCGCCTGTCCCATAATGTAATCGGTAGATAACGCCCCAGCATGACAACCCTGTGACACTTTACGGATTGTCACCTTTGTTTTCCGCCTTTCGTCGCTGGCGATGCTCCCACACCAGTTGGGCCACCTTTACTCGGCCCTCTGGGGTTTTGCGGGCGCACTCCCAGCACAGCCGGCCATGGGTGCCGGTGTGGCGCCGTCCGCAGCTCTCGCACGGGATTCGGCGGTAGAGGCGCTGGCGTTGGGCTGCGGTGGGGTCAGGCATTGGAGCGCATAAGTTTGGGATAAAGCCCATCGGTCCTGACCAGCCACCCGGCACGTACCAGGTCTTCGGCCGCCTCAAGGACAGATGCGACACGGAAATAGCCGAGCAGGTCAACCGAGTCAACACGGATGCCGGGTCGGACCACGAAATAGAGCTTGAGGGCTTCGCGGATCCATTCTGGGGATTGATCAGGCATTGAGGCGCCTTCTATCTACGCGAACCACGGCCTGAAACCGCACGGGTTCAATTGCGCTGGCCGCATTGGAACTGCGATACCTGATAGGTGACAGCAGTTCTTCGCCCGGTTCGATTGGTTCCATTGCAAAGACCATGGGCAGATCGCCCAACTCCGCGATCCAAGCGCTGGCAATGTCCGCCAGCCGGGCCCGCCGTGCCCGCTCTGCTCGTGCCATGGTGAGCCGATTCACCAGCCCCCAGGCCGCTGCCAGGGTGGCGGTGATCGGCGCCACCGCCGCAACTGGTTGAGCGGGTAGCCGCCGCGCCGAGTCGGCAGCAAGGGCCTCGACCTGCAGCCGGCACCATGCCGAGGCTGAGTAGGTGGCAGCGGCTGTGGCCACCAGCGCCGCGCCGATCTGCCGGCGATGCCGCCAGAGCCACTGGCCCCCGGCTGCAATGGCCAGGCCGGCCAGGGTGATCAGCAGGGGGGCGATGCGTGCCGCCGCTGCAGTGGGGTGAAGGGTTCGAGATTTGGTCATGGGATTGGGGGGGGTGGATTGGTTGCCGGGAAGCCCCGGTGGGGGGGGGTCGGATAGTTGGGGTCAAAAGCTTCCAGGTAAATAATTCTCGCCAGTCATAAATTGCTGCAGCAAGTGGGCCGGACTAAGCAAGAACCGCTTGCACTCTCTCTTGTCTTCGTAGATTTTGCGCCATTCATTGCGCAAGGCTTTGCCTTTGTACAAAAATAACGGCCTTCTGTTTGACAGTATTCCCGCTTTTTTTGCTTCTATTGCTTTGTTGAGTGTTGCCATCAGTTCTGCGACGGTTTTTCCGCGTTGCGTCCACATAGCTATAGCGTCATTAACGGTAGCGTTAGCTGGAATATAATTTTTAGCCCAACGCCTATAGTAATCGGCGTCTGTTTCGCTAATTGGATTTATATCGGTAGAAAAACGAACTTGCCTTATGATTTGGCCGTCTAGGCCAATTATTTGGGCGAGGCAAGAACTGGAATAAGGATACTTTCCTACCCAAAACTCTTTATAAACACAATAATCAAAATTAAATTGATGGGTTGGGAAATCAGTGGCGGTGGTCATAGTGGCGGTTGTCATGGCTGGCTGGAGGTTGGGTGGCGGAGGTGGTTGGTTGCCCCCGGACTGCTGGGGGTGGTTCGGCTCGGTTTAACGCCTATAGCCGGCTGGCGATGGTGGGGAGCAATCAGACCAGGCTGGCGGCCTCCATGGCGCCGGTCAGTCCGACCAAGATTCCGTGCGCCTTGGAAAGCGCAATCTGCGCATCGGCCGGCAGCTCCAGCCAAAAATCAGTGGCCTGCAGAGCCTTTAGCTCGTCGGCTGCGTTGGAAGCGTGTGCGTGGGGGAGTTCGTAGTCCATGCTGCGAAGTGAGATTAGGTCCGGGGATCTCCGCCCCGGTGATCAGAATGTAATCGGCAGATAACGCCACGGGGCACTAGTGGTGTGACGGTTCGTAGATTGTCGTAATCGGTCAGATGCGGAACTTGACTCGCGTCTCGGCATTCAGCTGCCAGCGCCCCAGATCGTGGCCGCGTCGCATTGCAGCATCCCTCTCCCAAGCGTCATGCAACGCCTCCGTGTCGTCGTCGGTGGTGACGCCGTGAGCGAGGCTGGTTACCTCGTGGGCGGGAATGGTGATTAGGCGATTCATTGCCAGGTTGGCGGGTAGTGGTGGGAAGATGATGGGTTGCCGGGTTATGGCGCCCGGCGAGCCGCAGGGGTCAGTTAACTAGCTCGGTGAGAATCCCAAGGCGCTTTGCATTGCGCCAGATCTCGCGGGCTTGATCTGCTGACTCAATGACCCGGTAGAAGCTGTCACGCCCCCAGGTCTTGCAAAGCCCGATGGTCTGATTGCTGCCAGAGCCGACTGAGCACTTGCTCAGCTTCCAAGTGCGGCGGCGTAGCTCGGCACCGCTGAATGTGCCGTTGTTGACCCAGACCTGCAGCATCATGTCGGAGTTGCTGCCGATAAAAGCGGTCAAGTCGCGCAGCTCACCAGATGCGCCACAAGCGAAGCAGTCGCCGTTGGCGACGTGAGAGAAGTGGGGCAGCTTGCCGGAGCCACTGCAGAAAGGGCAGGTAACGGAGGCGGTTAGCGCGTCAGTGGCGATCAGAGTGGCGGCGGTCATGGCCGGAGGTTGGGGTGGCGGCTCGGGGTTCCCCTCGCCTGTCTCCATAATGTAATCGGTAGATAACGCCACAAGGTGCTAGGGGTGTGACGGTTCACGGATTGTCATAAACTTGGGTTGTTTCGTGGCAAACCGTGGGAAACCGTGGGAAACCGTGGTAGGTTTTGGAGACGCGCCACCCCGTGCGCTCCCTAATCCCAATGATCACTGACCCCCGGCACCGCGAGCTGCTCCAACGGGCAATCGATGCCCAGACCGTAGTAGCCGACGAACTTCAGTCCGCATATAACGCCCGGATGGCCTTGCCGGTTGAGCATCCGCAACGGCTTGAAACGCGGGATTTATGGCGCGATCTCAGGGCGCTGGAAGTCTTGATCTCTGGTGCCCATGACCTGCTAGCCAGCAAGGGTGGCGCCGTCACGCTGCAGGGAAGATCCCAGCCATGACCCTCCTATTTGCCGGGGGATTGCTCTTCGTCGGCGTGGCCTGCATTGCCTGGATCAGCGCAACCCTTCGAGCCCCCCAGATCCCGACACCGCCGCCCCAGCCTTTGCTGTTCGAGCAGCACCAGCCAGTGAAGCCATGAGCAAGCAGACCCCAAAGCCCCGCCCAGGTCCTGGCAAGCGGGTTGCCGGGGCTATTTATGACGCCGCCGGCAATTCAATTGTAGTTGATTGCTACCTGCCCGCAGACGCCTACGAAAAAGTGCAGCAACTGCAAAAAGAGACTAGCGCCACCCAAGCAGCTGCCTTTCGCACACTGATTTTTCGTGGCGCCGCGTCGCTCGGGTTCAAGGATTCGGTTTCCGCCATGGAAGCCGTAGCTGCTGCTAACGGCAGTGCCAGCGACGCCAGAGCCGTGCATCACCTGATCCGCCTGGGTGCGGGTCTCAATCCAATTCTCTGCAACCCAACGCCATGAATCGACCATCTGATCGTGTGTCACTGGCCGAGTTCCTAGACATCAAGCGCCTTGACGCGACCATGTATAGCCTGGGGGGCCTGCGTGCATCCTGGAGGGCCATGGCCAGGCCCCAGCGGATTGATGCGCTGCGAGTTGCAGCTATCAGCCTAGGCAACATCGCTGAACGGCAGCTCCCGTTTAGTCAGCGCCGCGCCCGCTGCCAAGTCGCTGGATTTGAAAACTGCATTTTGATGGGGGTAATCGCCCTGATTGCCTCGGCCCTGGCCTACACGGTAGGGGTTGAGCAAGGCCGCGCACAGTGCTTCTTGGGAAGCGCTTTGGCTCCGACGGTGGTGCGATGAAAATCGCCGACTACCACCGCCATTCAGCCCCGATTTACCACCGCAACATCGAGCAGGGCAGCGACGAATGGCACGCGCTGCGCCGGGGCGTTATCACCGCCAGCACGATCAGCAGGCTGATCACCGGCACCGGCAAACCTGCCAACAACGAAACCAGCCGCACCCAGCTGCTGCAGCTACTGGCCGAGCGCATCACCGGTGAGAGCGAGGCCAGTTTCTACGGCGACGACATGGCCCGCGGGCACATGCTGGAACCGTTAGCCCGTGACATCTATGCCGAGCACCGAGCACCGGTGGCGGAGTGCGGATTTGTCACCGCTGATTTCGACGGCACCGTGATTGGCTACAGCCCCGACGGGCTAGTGGGTGATGACGGCCTGATTGAGATCAAAAGCCCCCGGCAAAAAAATCACCTTCGATCGCTGTTTAGTGATGAAGTGCCCGCTGAGTATGTGCCGCAACTCCAAACCGGCCTGGCTGTCACTGGCCGCGCATGGTGCGACTACATCAGTTATGCCCCCGGCCTGCCGCTGTTCATTCACCGGTGCTGGCGCGACGAGGTGGTGATCGCACAACTGATCACCGCAGCACAGGCCGCCGAAACCGAGCTACAGCGGCTGACGGAGCTGTACGCCGCGAAGGCCGCCATTTTCCCGGCCACCGAACCTATCCAACCTGAGCAGGAGATTTTCTGATGGACATTACGGCAACATTGGCGCCAAAGTCCGACCAAATGAATGCCGATGATTTGATTGTCGGCCCGCGCACCATCACGGTTACGAAGGTAGACGTTTCTCTCAGATCAGAGCAGCCCGTGGCGATCCACTTTGACGGTGATAACGGCAGACCTTGGCGACCCTGCAAGTCCATGCGCCGAGTCTTGGCAGAGGCTTGGGGCCCCGATTCTTCGCACTACGTCGGTCGAGGAATCACCATTTTCAGGGAACCCGGGACCGTGTACGGGGGCCAGCAAGTAGGCGGAATCCGGCTGTCCCATCTGTCGCATATAGAGGGGCCGCTGACGGTCATGCTCACGGCCTCGCGTGGCAAGCGCTTGCCGTACAAGGTGCTCCCTCTACAGGCTCCCTCCCCTGCAGCGCCAGCACCAGCCGCTGCCGCAGCACCGCCCGCCGAAGACCTGATCCAATCCGCCGAAGCCGCCTGCCGCCGCTCAGGTCTGACCAGTGCCGGGATCGCTGTGTTTGTGCTGGAGTTAACCCAGGGCGACACCAGCGACCTGAGCGCTGCACCGCCTGAGGCGCTGGCCAAGATCGTCAAGCGTGGCGTTAGCCCTCAGACCGTTGAGCGCTGCAATGCAAAGCCTGAAGCGGAGCTTCAAACCCCAAATTCCGAAGCCCCCCCCAGCGGCCCAGATTTAGGGCCCAGCACCCTGACGCTGGAGCCCACCAGCGGCCCGGAGCAGCCCGCCCCGGCTACCGAACCAGGCACGGTTGAGCGGCTGCCGGTGGGGCGGACCATCGTTGCCGACGACCCCCAGCCAGCACCCGCGCCCGCCCCTGCAACCCCTGCAGGTGGCCGCCGGTCTGCCCCTGCTCCGGTCCGTCGGTCGGGCCCTGCTGCCGCACCTGCCGCCGAGGCCCCAATCCCTGGCCTGGTTGATTGATCACTGCCTTATCCCATTTCATCCCATCGAATTAAAGCAATGCCAACTCTCAGGTTTGAAGGCTACAGCGACGATACTTTCGGTGAATATGCCTACACCAATGACGACTATGACAACTGTGCCAGCGGTGAGCCAATCGAGTACCTAGTACGGGACCCGGAGTCAGGTTGCGCGTTAGTTGTGAAGGGTCAGCATTGCCCAAGATCCTGCATTGACTGGGTGATTAGCGTTGGCAATCACTTTCAACCGGATGTTGGCGACAAACCTTTTCCGCATTGGCCAATGAGCTTTGTTCCCAAAGGTGATGCAGTTTCTCTTTTAATTGAAGCGCCCGAAGGTGTAATTGTGCGTTGTTTAACGCGCGACGAATCCTGATCCCATCCCATCGAATCCCCACCATGCAATTGATTACCCTGCTGGCCTACATCGAGGCCCCGCCCACGCTCAGCAAGTCTGGTGATACCCAAGCCGCTGCCTTCACCGCGCAGGTGGCCGCCTACAAACACGAGGATCCCCCGATGGACATTGCCGCCACTGTCTGGGGTGATGCTGCCGCCAGGGCCGCCGCCAACATCCGAGCCAACAGCCATTGGATCCTGTCGGGCTATTTCAAGATCGAGAAAAATCAGCCACTGGAGTTCAAGGTTCAGAAATTTTATGCAGTGTCTCCGCCCTTGGATCTTGGCTTCAATTCCATCACCCTCGTCGGCCGCGCCGGCCAAGACCCCGAAGTCCGTTACTTCGAGTCGGGCAAGGTCAACGCCAAATTCACTCTGGCAGTGAACCGCCGCAGCCGGGACGATAAGCCCGACTGGTTCAACCTCGAGATCTGGGGCAAACAGGCCCAGGTTGCTGCCGACTACGTGCACAAGGGTTCATTGCTGGGCATCACCGGATCGTTCAAGCTCGACCGCTGGACCGACCGCACCACCGCCGAAGAGCGCAGCAAGCCGGTCATCAATGTGGATCGGTTGGAGCTGCTGGGTAGCAAGCGGGACGCCGAGGGTGGAGCCGGGGGTGGTGGGTATTCGGCCTCTGGCTACGGCGGCCCGGCATCTGATGAAGAGGTGCCGTTCTGATGGGACTTTTCGCCTGGATTAAGGGGCTTCTGCAGCCCCAGGAAAGCACGATCAGGGTCAATTGCCAGACAATGCCCCTGGCCAAATGGGAGGCCATGAGGCGCCGCCGTGGCTCCAATCCTCCCGCGCCAGGCAGCAAGCCGGCAGCCCCGTCCGGTCCCCCCACCAAACCCCAGCCCACTGGTGGGCGGCTGATCTATGGCGACCGTGATCCTGGCCCGGTCCCGCCCCGTTTACCCGATGACCTGGCCGACCTACCGGTGTTGACGACTGAGTTGCCAAGTGACCAGCAGATGGAGCGATGGAAACAGAGTGCGATTGTCGAGCACGCGAAAAACGGCGAGCCCACCTGGCGCACGGCCGCCCTGTTGGCCTTTGCCGAGAGCCGGCGCCAGGCTCAATCCCTCCAGATCCCGCCGCCTGGCGCCGATCCGGTGGCGACGGATGAAGAGTTGTGGGAAGTGTGGGCTCTGCCCGGTGGGTATGTCGACACACGCCGCGCCATCTACGGCCGTGGCCGAGCAGACGAGCGCACCGCGATCCTGCGGGCGCTGGGGGTGGAGCCATGACGCTCGCTCTCAGCTTTCGCCAGCCATGGGCCTCGCTAATCCTAATACCACTAAAGGATGTAGAAAACCGCGACTGGTGGACAGGCGTGCGTGGGCCGTTCCTGATTCACGCGGCCAAAGGTATGACAAGGCAGGAATACGTAGACGCTATGAACTTTGCCCAGCGCATTTGCTATTCCTCCCAGCCAAAACTGCTACCTCTTTTGAAAAGCGAAAGCTTTGCTTTTGAGAACCTCCCTCGCGGTGGCATTATTGGCAGCGCAGTTTTGCGCGACTGCGTTAAACGCTGTGACTCCCCCTGGTTTCAGGGGAAATATGGGTTTCTCCTGGAAGCCCAAAAGAAACTGCCCTTTGTCCCGTACAAGGGAGAGCGTGGCTTTTTTGACGTGCCGGGGGTGCAGCCATGATCAAACGCCCCCTGGCTGAGCAGTTCCACCAAAAGGTGCTGGACGGCATCAAAATCAGCACCATCAGGCCAAACCCATGGCCATTGCGTGTCCCGATCCAGTTGTTTCGCTGGGAAGGTTTACCCTACCGAAGCAAACATATAAACGGCCCGGCTGTAATTGCTCGCAGTGCAAATCGGATAATGATAGCCAATGACGCGGCAGGCGTAATTAGCTATCATTTGACAGACTGCGATTTATGCGCTGCAATTAAAGATTTATATGTTATCGAGGGGTTTGACAGCCAAGAAAAAATGGATGACTGGTTTCGTCGATTAGTAAAGCCTGGCCAAACAATCCAATCGTATCAAATGTTGTTCTCTTTAATCGAACCATGACCGGCCCCTGCTACTTCCCCCGACCACCTAGGCCACCAGGCAAGTCCCAACCAGCGCCAACCTTTCACACTTTCACCCGCTGGCTGACCCCCTGGCGGACGATCCGCCGGCTAGATGATGAGTTGAACGCAGCAAATAAGCTTTTGGGCGCCTTCTGGAGAGATGCAGAGCGCACCGAATTAAGCGGCATCAGACTTCGCCACTGCCCTACCCACGGACAGCAACCACCCAACGCCTGGGGGTGCCCTGAATGCGTGCGGGAACTGCGGCTGGACCTTCGCCATGCTCAGGAGGAACTGGCGACGGCCAGGGAGGCGCTGCTGCGGTTGTCGCACTGGGGCGGTCGGCCCTTTGCCAAAGGTTGGAACGCAGAAGTTGCCTTTTGCATTGCAGATTGGATCCTTTCAGGCATGACCGGCCCCCTGCCGCCCCTGCCCGATCACATGGTCAACTACCAACCCACCACCGAGGATCAACCATGAGCACCCTTCCCGAAACAACCCTAACCTGGCTCAACCATGCCGCGGAGGTTGGCCAGGGTGACGCTCAGGTCATGCTGCACCTGATCGCCGAAGTCGATCAGCGTGATCAAGCAGGTGCAGAATTTATGGACTGCTACTCCAGGACCATTGCCGCGCTCTGCCGCCGGCTGGAGGCCCTCGAGCGTGGGGCCAACCTGCAGCGGCGGGACGAGGATGCTGAGGCAGCAGAGTCCGACTCAGTTGCTGACACCGCTCACCTAGCACAGGGCTGCCACGAGTACTCAGGCGGCCATAGCGGGACACAGGGGGAGGGTCCAAAGACGCACCCGAGTCAGCGGCAAATTGACGACCTGTTGGCAGCTATCTCTGCTGCGTATTCTGCGCAAGGATGGGTCCCTGAGGCAGACTTTATCTGTTTATTTGAAGAGGTGGCCAGGCTAGCCGGGATTGTTGAAGATGGCTGGGATGCGTCGGTTAGCCCCGACGACACAAGGGCTAAAGCCCGCGCCGTCTTGTCTCGCTGGGGGCCTCCCCCTGCAGCAGCTCCAGCGCCTGGGGAAAACCTGGCCGCCCCGCCATCCCCGGAGCCGCCCGCCGAAGCCCTGGCCGCCCGCCCCCTGCTGGAGCAGGTAGCTGCAATGGCTGACCGCCCCGCCATCCCCACCGTGGACGAGATCACGGTGATCAGTGATCGCGCCGCCGCGTGGCTGAGGGACAATCCACCAGGTCAGCCGGTAGCGATTGAGCCACACGGTTGCCCGACGCCAGGGGCCTGCTCCTGCGTCGAACCAACCCCGCCAGCGCCGGTGCCGAGGGAAGTGGGTCCGTTGTGGTATTTGGTCGAGTTCCTGGAAGGTCACTCTTCTTTTCGCCGGCGAACAGATCCAACGGACGAGCTTGCCCAGATACTCTCCGAGTCCGCCACCCTGCTCCAGCAGCAGGAAGCCGAGCTGGCCACCCTGCGAGGGGTGCCGGTGCCAGTGAGTGAACCGCTGGGGGATGCGCCGGGGGGGGTGACGGAGGGGGTGACGGATGAAGAACTGAAAACGCTCGCGTGGAAGATTTATGTAGACGCTCGGGATGGTGACCATCGCGGTGCTATTGCCCTGCGTGTGTGTCGCGCCGCCATCGCCGCTGACCGTGCCCGCTTCGTCCGCCCCGCCATTGAGCCGGTGAGTGAGTGCCCACATTGCGGCTATGAAGGCGAGATGGCGCCAGCGCCCCAGGCTGAGGAGGTGGAGGCATGAGCTGCGATTGCGACTGCGACCACCCTGCCGTTTACCGGCCAAACATTCAACGCGCCAGGAAGGCTCACTTTTGTTACGAGTGCTCCGGCCCGATTGCTCCTGGCGATTCTCACGAGTACGTCTTCGGTGTTTGGAAGGGCGACGCCGCATCGTTCAGAACATGCAGCCATTGCCTGGATCTGCGTGCGTGGGTCACTGAAGTGGCTGACTGCCGGCCCTGCCACAGCGAGCTAGTCGAAAATGCCAGGGAAGAACTGCGCAACATGAGCGGTCCCAGGACTCCCGAAGTGCGTCAACAATGGTGGCAAGGCGCGCGGCTTTTCATCCAGGCCAGGCGACGGCGCAAGGCTGCCTGGGAAGCCCGGCAGCTGCAAAAGGCTGGGGAGGCAAAGGCGTGAACACCAAGGAACAAAAACTCAGGGCCGCAATGAAAGCAGCCCGTGAATTTATCAACCGGAGCGAGCTTTTGCTGGCCTATTGGGAAGCAGGCGGCTCAACCTTGACCGGCACGGCCCCGTCTGGTGCTGTTCGACGTGCATCCATGGAGCTGACCAGATCGCTCTCTGAATACAGGAAACCATGAGCACCACTAAGAGCCCCGACACCCTGGCGATCCTGGCCGCGTTCAAGGACAGCCCAACCCTGAACGAGGCCGTTGCCCAGGGCTTCAGGGCCCTGGCGCTGCTCAAGTCGCCCGAACCCCTCGCGCCGGATCGGCTGTTCCGCATCGCTGACGAGCTGGACCCATGAACCGCGCCCCATCCCCATCCACCCTCACCCCTGACCCCCAATGCTGAAAAACGACACATGGATCAAAGACCAGGCCGCCGCCGGCATGATCGAACCCTTCCAGGCGGAGCTGGTGAGCTTCGTCCAGGACGGCCATATCAGCCGGCTGCCGCGACCAGTCCTCAGCTACGGCACCAGCAGCTACGGCTGCGACATTCGCCTCTCCGCCGCTGAGTTCCTGACCTTCCGCCATGTGCCCGGCACGGTGATGAACCCCAAGCGGCGCAACCCCGACAACCTGGAGCCGGCGCCCCTGCACCAGGACGAAGACGGCCGATTTTTCATCCTGCCGGCCCACACCTACGGGCTGGGGGTGGCGCTCGAAAGGATCCGGGTGCCGCCCAATATCACCGTGATCTGTCTGGGCAAAAGCACCTATGCCCGACTTGGGATCATTGCCAACATGACACCAGCAGAGGCCGCCTGGGAGGGGCACCTCACCCTGGAATTCAGTAATTCTTCCGGGGCCGACTGCCGCATTTATGCGGAGGAGGGGGTCTGCCAGTTGCTGTTCTTTGAGGGGGATCCCTGTGAAACCACCTATGCCGATCGAGCAGGGAAATATCAGAACCAGCCTGAGCGGGTGGTGGGGGCACGGGTATGAGCGACACCACCCCAGCCTCACCCCGTGGCCGCTTCATAGTTCTGGAGGGGATCGACGGCTGCGGCAAGACCACGCAGCTGGAGGCCCTGCGCCAATGGCTACCCACCAGCGGCCTGCTGCCCCCTGGCGCCCGCGTGGTTGTGAGCCGAGAGCCTGGGGGGACGGCCCTGGGCCAGGCGTTGCGGGAGCTGCTGCTGCACCCTCCTGGCGACGCGGCCCCCGTGCCCCGTGCAGAGCTGCTGCTGTATGCGGCCGACCGGGCCCAGCATGTCGAAACCGTTTTGCGGCCGGCGCTTGACGCCGGGGATTGGGTGCTGTGCGATCGGTTCACCGGATCGACCGCCGCTTATCAGGGCTATGGCAGGGGCTGGGTCAAGCCTTTATTGCGCACGCTGGAAAACCTGACTACAGGCGGTCTGCAGGCCGATCTCACCATCTGGCTGGACGTGCCTCTTATTGAGTCCTGCTACCGGCGACGTGAGCAACTGGCTGATCGCCTTGAAGAGGAGGGGGTAGCGTTCCTGGCCCGTGTAGCTCATGGATTTGAACGCCTGGCCGGCCAATGGGACTGGACCCGCATCAATGCAAACCAGCCCATAGCTGCCGTGACGGCGGACTGTTGCCGCGCCATGGTCCGTAGGTTTGGGGGGCAAGCATGAAAAACCCAATCCCAGCAGCGCTGATCTCAGCCACCCTCGCCCACCGCGGCACGGTCACCCCTGACGCCCTGCTCGATTGCCTGTCTCTGGTGGCGGTCCTGGATGCACGCTGCCCCGGCTCGTATCTCAGGCTCCCGCTAACCGATCGGCTGATCACCCTGAAAGAGCTGCGCCGTGCCTGGTGCTGCTCCAGCTGGGAGGCGATCCGCCGCATGGATACGCTTCAGTTTGAGCAGCTGGTTGACTGCACTTACCACCCCAGACAGCATGTCTTCTGGCAGGTGCATCACGTGGGGCCGGTGGCGTGATCACCCCTCTTGAACCGCTGCACAAGCCTCCAGTTCGCAGATGCGCCGGGCGGCCTGGCGGATGATCACGCCATTCGTTACCGCCTGCTCGAGCAGCACGTGAGCCTGGGCCAACACCTGCTCTGGGGTCATCTGTTGCAGCATCATGCGGCCCCGTTCCAGGTCAGATTCAGCCTCTAGCGTGAGGTTCGGCACCATCCAACTATTCGAGGTCGAGGCCATGGCAGATCAGGTTTTTCAAACGAGGGTAGGAACAAACGCGAGAGATGGCGGCTACTGCCTAGAGGTTTTCATTGATGGGGTTTTGCACCAGGACCGATCACCCGCCCAGCTCCGCGCCTGGATCGAGCAGCGCCGCGCCCAGCAACCGGCACGGTGGGCCCAGCTGGAACCGATCGAGGGGCTAGACGAGGATGCCGACGCGGGGCGGCCTGGGTGGGCCGGCATGGTGCAGGACGGGGCAGGCTGGCGGGAGGGCTAGCGAACCCGGTCCGCAACGATCGCCCACCCCCGGCCCGGCTCAAACCGGTAGGCCCCATTTCCGATCGAGCGAACCATCCACCGCCGGCCAAACCTCTCCCGACTGAAATGAAGCCCCTGGCCGTTGGGGCTGAGCGTTGCACCGGTGATCAGATCAGGATCCCCCCACGGGTCGTTCACGATCACGCTGTTGCGAGTGTGGCCGTAGACGATCATCCAGTGCCCCCCGCCGGTCGGGCGATGGACGGGGCCCCGATGCAGGTAGCCGCAGGGGACGGGGATGCCGCGATCAATCTGCCGCTCGATCGTCAAAAAATCGGCAGTCTGCTCAAACCGCGCAATGATGCCGTAGTGGCCCAGGGCCTTGAGCTGGGCGGCGACATCGGTCGTGTCGCCAAACCGCTGCACCGTTGCCAGATACTGGTCATCCCCGTTGGGCCCATGGAGAGTGCCGGGTTTCAGGGCCTCCAGCAGCATCGCGCAGCTAGACGAGAAGCAGGTGCGATCGCGCTGGCTGCGTTGCGCCGAGTCGCGCTGCGAAAAATAGGGCACGCCGGTCAAGGGGTTTGAGGGTGCGGCAGCCACAGGATCGGTAGCATGGTGCCAACAATCTAGCTCCCCTCTAATGCCCCAATTCGTGCTGAGCAACAGGGCCTTGCACGCCCTGGCGACCCCGGCGATGCCACTGACCGGCATTTTCTACGGTCAATTGATGACATCTGGCTTTATTTTTAATCGTGACACCCATGACACGATGGCCGCAATAACCAGCGGCGAGATTAGCCCTATCACTGGCTACAGTGCTGGCGGCAAAGCGGTAACACTGGCAAATTCAATGAATAATACAACCGGTGTCAATACACTGACGATTGCACCTGTTACATGGGTTGCCAATGTGACGGGAGTCCGGGGGATTTTATATTATTATCGACCATCGTCAACCCCATCCGATCAGATTGTACTAGGCTATAACGATATTGGCAGCAATCAAGATCATAACGGGGGCCAGTTTAGAATTACAGAAGCAAAAATAAACACTGCCCAGCCGTCAGGCTCGCTTATTACACTGCCGTACGCTACGATCAATGCAATCATCAACGAAACATTTAACCTAAGTGCGGGCAATTTTTGGGCAATGCTACTGGGCAGCGGCTACACTCCGAACCCATTGCATTCGTTTCGGTCAGACCTTACCTCAGAAGTTACCGGCACTGGCTACACTGCAGGGGGAATAGCTGCTCCGTTGACGATCACCCGCAATGACGCCACTGATATAATTACGGTACGAGCTGAGCAGATTATCCACCCTGCCTGGACCTCTACGATTCATCCTAGGCATGTAGCCTATTATCAAAACCTTGGCGGCGCGGCTAGTGCCGATCGGCTTGTGATGCTGGCAAACTATGGCGCAAATTACCCCGCCACTGGGGGTGTTTATCCTATCAATGCCAACGAATTTCAGATCACTGGATATTACCCCTGATGGATTTTCCTGCAAACTGCCTGCCGATTGGTCGCCCGCAGACGTTGGGCAATTTTAATATCGCATCTGAACTGGACCGTCGGTTTCGTTTGAGCGACACCATGAAGGGCCAGACCGTCAGCCTGCCATTGCCGATTTTTACCGCTGCACAGTGCCATGATTTCAAAAATCACTTTAGGACCGTGGGGCTGCTGTCATCCTGGAAATTGCCGGCAGCGGTCTGGGTTGGCCGCGCAGTATTGCCGACGACTGTTCGATGGCGGTACGCATCGGCGCCATCCTGGGAGCTGCTGCCTGGGGGGTTGTGGCAGGTTACCGGCGTTGAGCTGGTGGCGATGGATTGAAAGGATAAGTCTAGTTATCAATTGTTAGCGTAATTATCCCACCGCTTACGCTTGAGAGCGGGGATGTTTCAACATTTGTGTATGCAGTGAATTGAAGCGTGCCAGTTCTGCCAGATGCGCCAAAAACAATGCCGTAGGTGCTACTTGTTAAGCTGTTTTGGTTTCCTGCAATTACGTTTCCTGGGGTAGATGCAGAACCTTCACTGATGAAAGTTGCCTCGGCTGTGCTGGTCGGGCTCAGCAATGCTACAGCATTAGCCGAACCACAGAAGGGGGCGGTTCCGTCAAGATAGAAAGAGCCAAATTTAAGGTCAAACCTATTGCTCCAGTTATGCACTGTTGCAGTGCCAGACCCCCCGCCTGTTGAGCTGGAAGTAGCTGTATTAAAGTAATAATCAAACCGTTGCTCATTTGCCGTGCTTGTGCTTTGGCTGACAGGTCGCCAGTTGCCTGCGCTGGCATTACTACATGTCAATCCTGTATAAATAAAGTTTCGCTCATTTGGCGTTACTCCTGTATTCATAGCACCGCCAGCAGGGTTTAACTGCATTGGCCGTGGATTAGCCGTAGAGTCTGGCACCGGGACATTTGTTGCCGAGGTTGCCGTAAATACCAGGACCGTTGGGGGCGGGACTGCTACAGCATTTGCGGCGGTAGTCATCAGAATCAGCAGCGCCCGTTGAGACGGGGTGCCGGTGTCCATCCCCGCCGGGGTGGTCGACAGCAGCAGGGTCGCAGACGCGGAGGGGGTGCCTTCGGGCAAGGCCAGGGCTGCTGTGGTGGTCAGTACGAGTCGGGCCGAGGCAGATGGCGTCGAGGCCCGACGGATCCAAACACCGATGAATTCCACGGCGATGCCGTAGAACTCGCTCCCTGCGACGGCGTAAATATCGCGCTGGCTGACGGCCCGCGCATAGGTCCATCGGAAGCCTGGCGGCGTTTCGGCTGTCGTCAGGGTGGCTGAGTCGAAAAGGAACGACCGGCCCTGCTGCGCCAGTTGGTGGTCGGGCACGCTGCGGGCCTCCGTCTCGGTAAGGCCCTCGAAGGTCATTGTCAGGATGTCGCCGCCGGCCACCAGGTCAGCGGTGCTGGTGACTGTGCTGCCGTCGTAGCCAACTTGCACCGTGGTGGGCACAACGCCGGGGGTGATTTTGACGGTTGCAGGGCGGAGGGTTGGGAAGTTAGCCATAGTTTTATGATGTCATTCCGGTAAGAGTAGCGTGATCAAAACTTAAGCCCCACATATTTGTAATGCCAACACTGTAACGGGGATCATGGTCTTGTGCTCCAACAGTGCCATTTGGCAATTGACACTTCACTATGGTGTATGAATCGTTTATTTCTTCCATCCAGCACCTAGTACCAAGTGGCACGTGAAAATCTTGTTGATGAATAAAAGCGTCTTCCCTAGGAGCAACTGGTTTATAATAGCGTAACGATACATATCTAACAAAGTCCGTCAATGGCTTCGGTGGCACCGGTGGGTCTGCGGGGCCCGTTGGCGTGCCTGGTCGGGAGGGGATCCCAGGGGGATCAACCGGGCCAGTAGGTGGCAGCGGGGCAGGGGGGGCTCCACCGCCGCCACCGCCGCCACCATCGCCGGGCGGTGCGGCTGGAGACCCAGGACCGCTGCGGACACGAAAACCGCCGCCGCTGTATTCGCCGCTAACCGGCCGCCGACCGTTTCGCCCGTAAAACCAAACCTCGTTAGGGGTCCAACTTTCCTCATCGGGCGCAGGGATGGTGCAATCGGTGGCGCGGCTGGAGTCGGCATCGCAGGAGGGGGCGGTATCGCCCGTCAGCAGGATGGCCCCCTCGACCGTCACCGCTGCCACGTCCAGCGCCACCAGTGATCGCCGCTGGCTATCAACCGGGCATTGTTCCAACTGCAGGGACAGGATGCCCTCGCGGCCGGTGTCGGCAGAGACGATCCAATACCAGAACACCAGGGGGCTGCTCACCCCATCCACATCCTCGCGCTGCAGCTGCAAAGCGATCAGCTCGCCCTCTCCCAAGGTCGAGTTCCAGTAGCCAGATTTGATCGCCACCGCAGCGGTGTGCGTGACATGCCGGCGCTTTGCCTGGCCAAACCGGATCGCCCTGGCTGCATGAATCTCGGTTGTGCAAAACTGGCTCAGGTCGTGTTCCTCTGTTCGCGCCGTTTCTGGGGTGTCGCCGTAAGCCACCTCTGTGGTCCGGATCATCCTGGACAATCCGTCGGGGCCCTGCTGGCGCCAGGCCACCACGGCCCGGTAGGGGCGCCTCGCCTCAGGGCTGACGAGCTGCCAGGTGTAACTTCCATCGACGATCGCTTCGCCATCAAACACCCACGCGGGTCTCAGTGGCTCGGTGTCGATAGCCCCAGATGGCGTAACGGGCAGGAGTGGCCGCAGGCCGTAACGCCCAGCGATCTTTGTTTCCCGCACCATGAAATAAGGGCCAATTTTGCTCATCCAATCGCTGATGCTGGTCGGCTCTGATAGCACTCCATTCCAATAGAGCCCGTTGGCGTCCATGAACCGGGCCGCTGCAGTCAGCGATTCCTGGTCGATCCGAACCGGTGCAGTGCAACCATCATTGTTCAGTAAGTATAAATAAAGCTCGCCTAAATTGTTGGAGCTGCCGTAGACATTATCCAGCAGCCTGGTTGATTCGACTCCATTGCGAATAAATAGATGAATCTGCCGCTTCCAGTGGCCACGGTCTGGCAGTCCGACGCCATCACCATCAAAACCGTTGAAGTTTATAGCGCTAAACGATACAGTTGTTAGGTCTTTATGTGTACCAACCGTGCCGCATTGCGTAGGGGCTTGCACTTTGTTAGCGACTAACTGCGCTCCTGAATAAACATCAACAAGGAAGTTACCAGGGGTCCAAGTGCCGGCAGTTTTCGGGCCATAGGACTGGCTGAAGTTGCCGACCCGGCAGCGGCCTTGAAACACACCGTTGACCGAGATGCCGCCTAATTTGCCCTGGCTGACAACCAGCCGCCACTTCACCGCCACGGCATTGGCCACGGGCTCGCCCTCCAGCAGCGGAGTCTCAAACCGGCAGGCCGTGGCCTTCGGGCTGACAATCACCCCGCCGATGCCTGCATCTGATGGGCTGCCGCAGGTGTCGCCGATGCGCCGGCACCAGACGATGGGCGCCCGCTCCAGCAGCGTCATTGCCTGCTGGTTGGCGTTCCAGTCCGACCGGGACTCGGCAGCAGTCACGGCCGTGGGCCGAGCAGCTCCCCCCAGTGCTGCGGATGACCTGCCCAGCGAAACTGTCGTCTTGCCGTATTTGCTGCTGCCTGGGCTGCTGGATTTGAATCCAATCATGTTGAAAAATCCAACACGCAGGGCGCGCCTATCAGCTCCTGCGTGAGCACGATTGGCGGGACCGTCACTGCAACCGGAGGCGGTGAGATAGTGCCGTTGATCGTGATCCCGGTCAGGGTGCCGCTGGCGGTGATGCTGCCGACCAGAACCGAATCAACCCGGCTGAGGCCGCCCAGGACAACCTCAAACTGAGTCACCTCGATCAGCCATTGGTTGGCGTTCGCCTGGAGCGCCAGGGCCATGACTGCAGGGGAATAGGCGCAGGTGATCGCAACCGATCCCGACACCAGGCCAGAGTCAAACCCTGGGCAGTTGAACTCCTGAAACTCCCAGGACTGCAGCCCGTCGCCGTCGCCAGCATCAAAGGCATTGAATGGTTGATTGTTGATCCCGTCGAGCCGGTGCCAGCGGGCCTTGGCGTTGCCGCTGGTGTCCACCCACTTCAGCGTCTGGGTGTAGCTGTGGGGGCCGTAGTCGGGCATCAGCGAAAAATCCCCAGGTCACTGCGGCCGTCAGGGGTCTGGGCATAGGTCCACATCCGATTGGCAGCATCCTCGGCAATCGCCACGGCGTCGGCCATGGATACCGCGTCAGTGCCATCAGGCAGCCGGTAGACCGGGCCGGTGTGGTTGAGGTTGAAGGTTGGGGCGAAGGTGCCGCCGCCTCTGGAGCCCCCTGCCCCGCTGCTGCTTGGACGAATCCCAAGGCCCTGGTCCCCCATCTGCGCCTGAATGAACTGGGGCACCTTCTTTTGGGGCACGATGTACTCGGTACCCGCCTCGCCGGCCATGATCAACGTTGGCCGATCTACCCGGCCGCCTACGGCAAACTGGGGCACCTGCACAGGTTGGATCATCCCCAACTGCGGACCCTGCACGGCGGCGCTCACCGAATTGGCCGCGGCGATCAGGCGGTTGATCTGCTCAATGAAGCCGTTGACGGCCCGCCCTGCCAGCGACAACGCCGAATTGATCACCCCCCGCACCGTACCCACGATCGATTCCCAGGCATCGGTGACGGGCCGCACCAGGCCCACGGCGTAATCCCGCATCGAATCCATAGCCTGGTTCCAGGTTTGCCCCAGGCGGGCAATTAGGCCGTTCTCTGGGCCGATGATCGTGTCGATGAAAGCGGTCCAGTTCTCGCCCAGGTTGGTGAGGATGTTGCCGGCATAGCTGCTGATGCCGTCCATCATCAGGTTCCAGCCGCCGCCGATCATTGCAACGAACCCGGTGGTGGGGTTGGCGATCAGATCCCAGAGCCCCCGGAAGGCATCGGCGATCTGGTCGCGGAATGAAAACAGCACCACCGCCGTGGCCACGGCTGCCGCGCCGATCAGTACCGGGGCGGTCACAACGCCGGCGACCAGGGCGGCCAGGCCGGTGGCTACTGACGCGATGGTGCTAGCGATGCCCGTCAGGCCTGCTACTACCACTGGAAAAGCCCCAGCCCAGCCGGCGAGGGTGGCGCCTAGGCCAAAGCCGGCAATGGTCTTGAGAGCCATCCCAAGGCCCACCACAACGGGCAGGGCGATGATGGCTGCCGCTCCAATGGCGCCAACGCCAATAGCTATTTGTGTGAGCAGGGGATTGGCTTGGGCAAGGCCCGAAAGCGCTTGAACTACTGCAATGACACCAGGTACTAGCTGGTTAATTATAGGTACTATCAAATTGCCTATTTCAATCTGCAGCGCTTCTACGTTGTTTTTCGCTAGCTGCATTTGCGCTGCAGTGGTGCCCATTTGCACGCCAAGCTCTTTAGCCATTGAGCCAGCATAATTACCTGGACCGCCAACAGCGTCTAAAGACTTTGCAAGGTTATCTACGTTCTGAATTAACGCAGGCAAAGCTCTTGTCTCGTCACCAAAGAATTCAGAAATTATAGATGCCTGCATTTCTTTAGGCATTGCTTTGATGCGGCTAATAAAGTCCCTAATCGTAGGCTCGGCGCTCTCTTGCATTGCCCTGGCTAAATTTAGGCCTGCATCTTTGCCGACAAAGCCTAAAGTCTGCAACGCGGCAACCTGCCGTTCAGTCATTGAATTGCCCCGCGTCAGCGCCTTGACCATGTTGTTGAACGAGGTCGCGGCTACCTCCGTATCAGCGCCAGCTGAGATCATGGCCGCGCCAAATGCCACGGTTTTTTCTGCTGCCAGTCCCGCCTGCTGTCCAACGGCACCAGAACGCAAGGCAAACTCGACCAACTGGGAGGCCCTGGCTGCTGTTTGTTGGTCGAGGTAATTCATGGCATCGGCCAACTTCATAACCTCGGGCTGGGTCATGCCAAGGCTATTCCGGAGCTTTGCTATTGACGTGCCAGCCTGATCAGCCGTCATCTCAAAGGCAACACTGAGGCCCGCCACGTCCTTGGCAAATGCCTTGACCTCTTCCCTGGCGATACCTGAAGCCCCTGCAGCGGCGTAAATCTCTGCAAACCCCTTGGCGGAAACGGGCAGTTGCTTGGATAGGCCAATGATCTCGGTTGATATTTCCTTAATTGCTTTGGGCGTCTCCAAGCCATCCATGACTTTGCGCACGCGGGAAACACTGGTCTCAAAATCAATGGCCGCTTTGGTGCTGATCGCAAGGGCAGCGCCAAAGCCTGCAGCGCCAGCAGCAGCAGCCTGCCAGGATCGGCTGTTGAGCACAGCATCGAATCCCCGGCTGAAAGATGCGTCGATCCTGTTCAGGCCAGACAGAACCGATTGCAGGCGGGTGGCCTCGGCCTGCACTACGCGCAGCGATTCGGCCTGAGCCTGAGCCGCCCTGAGTTGCGCATCTGCTACTTCTCTTTTTTTGGCGACAATGTTTGTAGTTATTACTAGCTCTTCCTGTGCAATTCGGTTAGCGGTCCTGGCGGCCTCGGTCTGCCGCAACATTTCGGGCGTGATCTTGCCGTAGGCGCCAGCAGTAGAAACCACCGATTGGGCCCGCTGCAGCTCCAGTTGGGTGGCCTGTTTTTTGGCCTGGGCTGTCTTCAGTTCGCCGGCCAACTGCTCGTCTGTCTGCTTGCGCCGCAACTCCGCGCCCTTCACCTCCAGGGCCGCCATTTGGTTCTGGGCCGCTGCACGGTCCCTGTCGTTGTCCAACAGCTTCATCCGTGACGCCAGCACCTGCTTGTCGGCATCCAGGATCTGGATTGATGCTGCCGTGGCCGCGGCCATCTGACGCTCTATCCCGTCGGTGCTGAAGACCCGGGCATTTTCCTGGGCCGCCAGCTTGGCCGATTTCGACACATTGATCAGCGTGTCGCCCAGCTTTGTGACACTGCCCATTCCCGCGACTTCGGCCCCAATCTTCAAAATCGCGTCAAAATTGACGGCCATCAGGAACCCCTCAGCAGCGTCAGCAGTTCCAATTCGATGACGCGTAGATCATCCATCAACGCAGCAACCGCACCACGACCACGCCGCAGGCCCGCCAGGGCGATCACCGCCGGATAGTTAAGCCCGGTCTGCACCCGGTAGGGACGCCCCTCTGGGGTGTACTCGGTGGCCCACTGCCATTGGGTCTGGACCTGGCACCAGAGCAGGAAGGCCTCCCAGTTCTCGGGCCATATCCAGCAGATGGGCTCGGCGGCATTGGGCCGATCCTCGCGGGGCTGAGGCACGTAGGCGATGCCCATGGCCTCGGCCGCTCGGCGCTGGCCCGCATCCTCCTGCTCCCTGGTCTTGACCGGCGTCAAGGTCATTTGCCGATGCCATTCCCCCGCGATTTGCCGGAGGTTGGCGGCTTTCCCTCGCTGTCACCGTCGAGGCCCTTGACCTTTAGCCATGCCGCAACAATGGCACTGGCCATGCCCTCGATCCGAAGCACTTTGTTTTTTTCTTCTTCGGTGTACTCAAGGGGGTCACCACCTGAGTCGCGCACATCCTCCCCCCAGCCGCCCAGGATGCGATCAGCCCAATCAATGTCGCTGACACTTGTGGCGCCCTTGGCGGCTTCGGGCAAAAGGCGGCCCTCGGTAATAGCCTTTCGAGTTTGGTCCCAATGCCAAATTGCTTGAGTTAAGCTATTAACTTCCTCTTGGTCCATTCGATTAAACTTAGCCGTAAAGGCCAAGTCTTCAATGTTTCCATTTTTTAAGACAGCACCTTTTAGCACTACTTGGCAGGGATAGGTACCGTCTACATTAAGCTTGTCAAACATGAGAATTAGGGCAAAGGATTGGAAGCAACAGGCTCAGCGAATCAGGTCTGAACAATGGTCAGCTCTTGGTTAGCCGCTTCGGCAACCATCCGGCCTTGAAGCTGAATGTAATTGCTATCCTTGACATTGACAAGGCTAGGCATTACCTGAACTTGCGGCAGGTTGAAAGTGTTGATGTTGCCAGCCACCGTACCGACTGGAAGCACCAACGCGCCTAGCTGAGAGTTAGAAGCATTGGTAAACACGTCCAATGTTTCAATTGGAGGGCGAGCGATTGTAAGAGTAAATGTTACAGTTCGATCGGTAAAATCAATGTGAGGCACGCACCCGGCATTATCGTAATACTGGGTGATATTTTCAATGGTCAGCTCAAACGCCTCTACGCAAACCCCAACGCCGGCAAACGTCAGCGAACCCGGTGTAGTGCTGGACGAATCGAACGGCACCGAATTGGCCAGTGGCGCCGGATAGCTTGGGGTCGGGTTGGCAACGGTTGCAGGGGGGCGGTAGAGGCCCATGTAGCTGGCAACGCCGCTCAATACTTGGCTGGCGTTGCCGCTGATTACCAGCTTGCTGACTCGCCCGCCAGCAGCGGAATACACCACGCCATCGCGGTGAAACCGTGCGGTGTGGGTGATTGCCGGCGGCGGCCAGGCCAGGGCATAGCTCACGCTGCCGCTGGCCCCGGCAACCACGCTGGAATTGAAGCCTGCGGCCAGCATCACCGGATTGAGGGCCGAGATCGCGCCACGGGTGCCCGAACCCGCAAACTCAAACGGGATGTCAGCGGAAACCTTGCGCTCGGTGATCGCCGCCGCCCGCTGCGTGCCAGGGCGAGCGCCTAGCTGCGTTCGCTCAACCTCCCCCCAGTCGGCCACATTGGGGTCAAACGATCCGCAGGGGATCGCGTTAGCCCCGGTCAGCGTTACCGCTGTGCCGCTGGTTGTTTCGGGGCCCAGCAGGAAGATTTGGTCGCGGTAGGGCATCGGTCGAATCCTCGGGGGGTGATGGTTGAGAGGCT